TACGCACCGACACCGTTGATATCGTTAGTGCGTAGATCCAGTATTGAAGCTATGTCGGAACTCAGATATGAACCACCCACCAGTGTTTGAACAAGCTGTGCAACCAACGTGTTAGCCGAGTTGTAGACTCTAAGACCATTAATGGAATCCAATTCAATACGGGCATTAGGTGATACGTCAGTCTGTAGAACCGAACCGGTAATAATAACGCCGGTTATGGTACCGGCTGTGATATCACCAAGATCAGCGGATATAGCGGATAGCTCGTCTACTTCAATACGATCAGCGGTTATTGTCCCGAACGCTACATCAGCAACACCACTGAAGTAATCGTTCCATTCTGGTGTTACGAGATTGGTGCGTGAGCCGGATCGGTTAGAGTAAATGGATTCCCGCGCACCTCCAGGTATGCCCGTAGAGCCTACACCACCATCCGTGCTGGGTCGGTTATATACAGATTCACGTAAACCGGTCAGGTCACCGGTAATGATCGGGCTGTTTACTGGAGTAGGAGGTGCATCAGGCATGTTAGAGTCTAAGCTCCTAGTCTCGGGTTGAGGTAGGACTCAATAAATCGATATGGTACTGGATCGGTGCCGATCAATCGATACACACGGGACAAATTCGTAGAGCCTAAACCGGGAAACTCCACATCAATATCGTACTCGCCTATTTTACCAATGGATGTAGATTGTAGGTTTTCAAACGTAATCCCACCATCGTCAGAATACTCCATCATAAGCTGCGGATCATAGCCAGGCTGGTCTTCGGCTACGTTTAATCCAACCCCGGTATCCATCAGAATTCTTAACCGGTCGTGGACTAATCTGCGTCCATCAGCAGTAATTTGTGGATGTTGACGTACACGACGAATGATGTCGCCGTTATCGGTGTAGGTTTCTAAGTCTAATTCGTAGATTTTACCGAGCGCCCGATCACCGATCAGATGCTTGCCGTTGATATAGATGTGGTTGATTCCACGATGAGGCTCGTACAGACCAGTATTGACGTTCCACCATGCAATTTCATGCCAGAGCTTGGTAGCGCCATCGTAAACTGGACAAGTATCCATGCCGGGAATATTGAGTACGTAAAATGAATGACCTTCGATTTGATAGCTCCAGGCAACAGACAAGTCAAGGTTATTACCGGCCTTTAATGCGCGTTGTATGCGATGCTCAACACCGTGATCAGATATACGCCTTGGATCGTAACCCGATACCCGATACACGATACCAGACCCGTCCATGCCCTCACCGAGAAATATAAACGAGTTGTCAGACTTAATAAGTGTATCGATTGCCGTGACGCCGTATTCGATTAGCCCTTGCGCTACAGGTGTAAACGGAAAGTCAGGATCACCTGAGTTGTAGAGAACTTGCCCCTTGGGACGAGCGAAGACGAACACTTCACGGTGATCGATTAACATTGCACGGAGCTTTTCACTGAAAAACTGGATGGTGGACGTGTCTATCTGGTCCCATGCCGTGAAGTCATTTAGACTGGATATGTAGAAGAAATTGTTATCGGCTAGTACGAATCCATATCCATCTTCGTAATCGCCATCGATAGCGCGAGTATTTGGCAAGTTGCCGGGAAAGTCTACGTCGGCAATCAATGTCAGTACGTTGTCGGCAGGAGTGATAACATAACCTTTTCCGGCTGACAGGATCATGATCTGATAACGATTTGAGAATATCGTGCATTGCTGTGAGTCCGAGTCGATAATGCCTAGTGTGGTTAAAATCGCGCCAGTCGATGGATTAAGTTCATACACCGTATTCCCGGCAACCGTGTAGAGCCTACCGTTGAAATTGAAATGTCCGCGTGAAAACCCAGCCAATCCAGTAGCGAATAATGTGTAACCTGGCGTTGAATACAACACGGCACCAGCCGGCCCACGGGCGGATTCAATCAGTTCAGGATAAAGGTTAATGGTGCGAGACGAATCTGCTATTCGGGATTGTGTGGTATACGATCCGCCTGCGAGTCCGGTCTTGGGCATGAGCTAACCTCGATTCGCACGGTCAGAGTATATATTGTAATGATTACCTACGCCTACCACGTCGTCCAGTTCAAGCTTGTGATCTTCAATATGGACGGACTTGAGCAGGGCTTGGGAGTCAATGGCGAGTTTCATCCAGTTTTCGGGTAACGGTACGCCGAGTCCTGGTTGCAGCTCCACACCAAGATTATAGTGGATCATGCGCATGTAGCCGTCATCTAAGGTGAGACTGGTTGCGAGGGTAGCTACTCGTGTAAGCCGGTCCTGCGTGTAGAGTCTAATCGTAGGAGTTCCAGACGGCACCGGATGAATGTTTAGTTCACCGAAAGTGGTTTTTGGATTGTACCAATAACTGCCAGGCTGCTCGGATGACAGGTCTTTCGATGTAATACGCTGCCATTCTGAGAAATCAATTACCTTATGTAGTGGTATTTCGGTCTCTGGATTTGAAGGGTTAAGGATCAACGACACGCCATCAATATCTTCGGGTCGCGCAATTGGAATACTACCGCCTGACAAACCAATGGTATACATACCGTCACCATCAGTAAGTACCTGGTCGGTAATCGACGTATATGGCAGCATCAAATGTTCAAGATTTAAGGATTCCAGCCAGTCATTGAATGTATCTAGCGCGTCGGTAGAGTCATCGGCTTTCGGTGTAGCATTACGGCCGATATAATTTAGATCACGCATGACCCGTGTGATGATTCGTTGTGCGGTACGTGTTGCCATTAGATAGTTTCCTTGGGGTATTCTATCACGCTGTATGCTACCGAATATTCAATTTCAACCTGGCCCCGATCCCGCCACCACTACCTGACGGTGCTGTGCTGATCGTGAATGAATCGCTCACTGCGTCTGTAAGACCGTCAGCCGTGGCAGTGAGCGAACAGGAACCCGTTGCCACCGTCAAGTTGACATCCGTGGTGGTGAACACGTTAGCCCCACTCACATCGCCGTTCAGGGTCATGCCGGTACAAGTGCCGCCGGTCTTGGCCAGAGTGATGACATCGGTTTCGTCCGAGCAAAGGTTGTCGTCTGCGTCGTAGACTCCGACCGCGATGGTGCCGACTGTATTGCCAACGTAGGCGCTGAAGGGCTGCGAACTGAATAGCAGCTTGGTGGGGGTATCGCAGGTTCCGCCAACCAACGGATGCGGGTACGTGTATGGAGTAACGAACAACGTCCACGTATCGGTTGCCGTGCATTTGTAGATCAATCCCTGTCCGCCGGAGCCGCTGGTATTCCATGAGCCTTCATCGGTAGCAAGATAAGCCACCCCAGCCGTGCAGGTCGTTGGACGGTTGGCAATCGTGCCCCAGCCTGCCTTTGTGGTTCCGTTAAAAGGCGTGGTGGCGTTGGTCTGAACCCCGCTGGCCTGTTCGTAATAATCTCGATCCGCAACGATGCGTCCTCCACTGTTGTCGACATACCACGATCCGCCCTCTCCGCTGGCGGGAGTGAAGCTGTTGGCAATCACGTACACAGGTTCGAGTGCCTGATTGGGCCAAGCAATCGTATTCCCTTGCTCGCTATTGACCTTGGTTGGAAAGTAGCCAGTAAGCAACTCGCCTTTACCTCGTCCGGGTTGGTCGATGCAGGCGTAACCCGTAGATCCCGAATTTTGATCCCAACTCGATGCAACGTAGTAAGCCGCTCCTGTCAGCGTTCCGGCGCTTTCTGTTAGCGTCAGCGCCGTCGTCGAGCCAACTGAAGAGATTTCGCAGGACGACGTTGGGCCATCGCTAAAATGCGCAGTTCCGGTTCCGTCACACGCTGCCCCGACGATGATAATCCCCGACCCTGACGGCCAGCCCGTATCGAAGTTTGAGCCGCTGGCTCGCGTTACCGCAGTACCAGAAACATTGACCGTCCCGCTGGCGACCGGCGTTGGGCCACAGAAACCCCACCCTGTTGTGGGCGGCGACTGCGCGTAAGTGAGGTAGTTTTTTCGGGTGACATTAAAGATGACACCGTTCTTGAGCGCGTCGGTATCGACCGTGTTGCCCCAAATCAAATGCGTGCCGCTAGAGGCGTCGTGCAAGTCGTAGGAGGCACCTTCCACCTGTCCTGCCATCAGGCTGAAGGTGTTGTAGTAGCTCTCGGTCGCTCTCAGTCCTCGGTCATCTCCAGAGTGCCCCGTTGCGTGCGTTTCCGGCCCGGATGTTCCGTTCAGTTCATTGAATCGAACCACGATGCGAGACCCGCCATACGAGTCGCTCATCCGGCTCCGATTCCCGGATTGGTGCCCGTTGAAAACGTTGTTCTCGATGAAAAAGAAGTTCGACTCCCCGAAGTCGGTATCCGACGCCCACGAGGTATTGCCCATGCCATCCGGCCCGATGCCGTTGATGAAATACAGCGCCGACCCACCGTAAAGATCCAAAATATTGTGATCCATCACGCCGTAGATGCGGTCCCCGAAGAAGATTAGCTTGTTTCCCTTGGGGTCCTCCGTGCTGTAAGTGGTCATGTCGAAGTGCATGTGATCCACGCGCATCGTGGTCGGGCCGTGAGGAGCAATCAGACCAACAGACTTTACCGTGCCGGTTCCACCCTCAAAAGTCAGTCCCGCTATTCGTGTATTGCCGCCCGGATCGTAATAGATGTTGAACAGCGGGTTTCCATCTGTGTTGTTGTCCGTGATCGTGATGACATCGCCGCCGCCTGTCGCGCTCGTGTAGCCTTGACCGAGTATCTGGGCATTCGCACCCGCTGGATTCCATGTCAAACCAGAGGTCGCGCTCAGGTTCGCAGTGATGGTGATAATGTCGTTGGCCCCGGTCGCGGCCGTAAAGCACTCCCCAAGCTGCGCCCAGGTTGCAGCAGTCCAGTTCGGAGATGAGCCACCACATTCTGCATAGACCGGCGCCGCGAAGAAGAAGAATGCGACTAGTAGGGCAATGCGCTTCAACATCCGCCAGCCCCCAATAACAACAGGCCGCCCCTGCAAGTTACACCGCCGCCTGTTTGCTTGAACGTTGCAACGTTTGCGCTCCAGATTGTCGCGTCGTGTGTCCATGTTGAGGTCTGCGCGGCTGCGGAACTGACTTCCTTCCACTGGTCCTGCAAAACCAGCGCGGTAGTATCCACGCTCAATACGGAATATCCAGAACCTGTCGTCGGTGTGGCTCCGAATTTCATAATTACCCCGTACACCATTTCGTTTGCCTGCGATGTAGATCCAGAAGTGGTAACAGTTGCATCGGCATTCGTGTTGTTAGCTACGCCTGAAGCATCAAACGGAGATGAAGCGAACGGAACCCATTCAGACGCCACCGCTGCAATGAAATTTGGTGAGCCTGATCCGCCGGATATTGTGATCGTTACGGTGTTTGACCCTGACGCAATGCCTGTTGCAATAAAGGTTGCCAGTCGGATGTTTACGTTTCCGGTGTTGTCCACCACGCTCGTATAGGTGTTCATCCCCGTGTCTGCAACCGTTATCGTTGAGGTATCTGCCGCCGTGGTGCAGCCGCCATCCTTGCAGAACGTAAGACTGATGATGTTCGCATTGCCCGAAGTCTGTGAACTATCAAACGTGAATTCAAGCGTTGCTTGCGCCGCTCCATTACCCGCGTGCTTAACCTGAACACATGGAGACGTGCAGGCCGCAAACGCGCTCTGCGCACAGAGCATCAGCAACAGGATGGGGAGTAGGAGTTTTAGTCTATTTTGCATGCAATCACCTTTACGGAGCCAAGACATAAGTAATAAACCCCGGAGTTTCACTAGCTGAAGACGTTATCAAACACACATCCACATTAGTCCCGGCTGTCTTCAAAATAGTTGCCGAACCATCGCCCGGAGCCAAACCACCACTCGCGGGAATCTGCCATCCCGTCGCAGCCGTGGTGCCACCAATTATCGCAGCCGTACCGGAACCGCACGTTCCGCCCGTTCCCTCAACCAACGCAATGTTATTCGCAACTGCTTCAATCGGTCCAATATTAATCGCACAAATGTAAACCTTGTTGGAAGCAGACGGAGCAACAATGCGCGTTGTAGTTGCCGTGGTGATAGAAATCGGAGCCGATGTCTTGTTAACACCTGTACATGGGTCGGTCGAAGCTAACGCTGCAATTGCCTGCACTGACGCGGAGATTTGTTTCGTCACCGACATCAGAGAAATAGCCGTCGTGTCTGTTGCTGTACTCTTTGCGTCGGCCTTTGCGCCCAGGGTAACGTCCGCACCGTCAGCTACGCCGGTCCACAATCCACCCGTGGAATTAACGCGTAACGCTACATAGTCGCCATCCGCGTCCGACAATGTAGTTAACGCATCGTCTCGAATCACCGCAACTACAACTCCCGTATCCGTGGCACCCGCAGCATTTCCAATCGCCTTACCCAGATGTGTTGCG